TCAAGCATAATCCGGAAAATATTCCAAAAGCCACCGGTCGATTTTGCGTCTCTAGGAATCCTGTTTGCGATTTCCTAGCCCCCATATCAATGATACTTACCTTGTATAACGGGTCCCATAATTTCGTACGATGCTTCACAAAGGTAAAAATTATTTTTAAATTATTCGCCGGTGTTATGCCCTTCGCCAGCTTTTTAGGTCTCCTAAATATGCTATGGAAGGAAATTGAGTGACAACACCTTTATGGAGACACAAGACTAATGAGAAAACTAACAACTTGGGAGACAAAGCGTCAAAAAAAATTAGAATTTTGGAAAGCTATTGGAATTGCCTTAGCGACTTTATTAGGCGCGGGATTCCTCATTATAGGATTCCTGGAATTACTAATATGCTGTAACCTCCTTTAAAAAAATTTTGAACTACAAAAAAAAAATGCGCCCGCGCGGCGTGGAGTTAACTACTAAATAAAGTAGAATAGAATATCATGCCTTCAGAATTTAACCCTACCTTAACCACTAACCCCTACTCGTCGTCTGCCACGTCAGATGAAGTCGCAGGAGACAAGTCCAACCCCTCTAACGGTACCAATCAGTCATGGTTTGAGTTCTGGCAGGAATGGGCGTGCACCTATGTGTCGGGCACTAGCTCTATTGATTTTTCTGCAATGACTGATGGTTCCGCCGTCTCTGGCGCTTCAGGCGTTTCTCTTGATATCCCTGTTGCTATCTGCAACATTACAGCCCACATGCAACGGCAGAAAGAAACTTGGTACTACAGTGCAGGAGCTTATGAGGAGCAAACACTGATTTTAGCGGGAAGCCATTCCAGTGGGATTGGAGCTTGGGGTACTATTTCAACTGATAATACAGGATATATCCGGCGATTATCCAATCCATACGATAGTAGGGTACTCGAATCCCATAGCTATCAGGCGATTGTCCCTATTCCGGGGGATGGTGCCGATGCATTAACGAATTATAGAACATTAATTCACTTTGTGCGAAAATTGAGCGCTGAGATTAATAGAAAATCGTATTCGGAGGGCCAAGGGTATACAAGCCCGGAAGGCGTCGCTGTTTCAGGTCTCTACATGCCAACACTGTTAGACGTCTTCTAAGCGCTTAGGAGCGATTTTAACTTTCGGCCATTGGGATACTCATCTTTATGAGGAAGTCCTCTTAGAAGCCTTCTATGTGCCTGTGTGTCTACTCGTCACCGGTGTCCTGCCCGTCTACGGTAGCGATGATGTCATCAAAGGCTACACGATGGACTGTTTTGCCATAGTATGTCCCTTCGTCGCTTGACCCGGGAGTAATAATAATACTACGCCCCTCAACAACATAGGGGCCATTCTCTACCCCGGAGGGGAGTTTAATAACTTCTGCCACGCCATTTGGGGCAGGAGTTGAAATAATTACGTTTTTATCAACCATATTTTATATACACGATTACGTTAGATTTAGAAATTCGGACTGAGGTCTCCCCTTCCTCCACAATAGTAGCTAGGCGTGTGAAATCTTCGGACTTTACAAGGGATGAGTCTATCTCAACAATCACATCTTCCTCTCCCTTCATCGGAGATATCACCCTATAGAGTTCAGGAGCCTCAGAAGGCTCCCACACAGTAAGTGGGTCCAATAGGGCTTCATATCCTGCATAGGAGTCTTTACAAACCATACAACTATTATAGTTGAATTTTTAGATTTCTACTGAGGAGGGAACGGCTTTTTCTTCTTTGGAGGGAAAGGTTTCTTCCCATCGGCTTTCGGAGGCATACCATTTGCTTCACCGTTTTCCGGAGGTGCTCCACCTTCTTCTGCTCCACCTTCTTCCTCGGCAGGAGCCTCTTCACCTGGAACAGCATCGCTCTTCTGGAATCCTTCTTCCGGAGGTGCTCCGCCTTCCATATCATCCATTCCTCCACCTCCACCGGCGAGGCTTGCAATTAAGGCTTCCAAGTCAGCTACTAGGCTAGCAGCGTCACCACCACCTCCCATTTCCTCAGGAGCTCCGCCTTCCATGTCCATGCCTCCCGCTTGGGCTGCTTCACTGTCATCCCCTAGACCTTCTGGAGGCATCTCGGCATCCATCTCTCCGGGCATTTCGTCGCCTGCGGCTTCAGGAGGAAGTTCATCAGTCATAGTATCGGGACCTTGTGGTGCCTCTTCGGGAGCCACTCCGGGTTCCGCAACTGGGTTCTTCCCTACCGCTTCTGGGTCAGGCTCAACACCTGGCTCCATTTCCGCTCCGGCGTCTCCCATTGCTCCTTCCGGAGCTGCGTCACCTCCTCCAACGAGGATTTTTAACGCTTGGAGGTCAGCTTTAAGCTTTGGTACGTTAATGTACTGTGCCATAATGCCGTTCTCTACAAGGGAGTATCCGGCGTTGCTAAAGCTTTCAGTCAAGAAGTCGTTAACTTCAAGAACGTGTACTCCACCTTTCTTGCGGAGGAAGCTAGAGAACTCAACGAGAACGTCATGCAAGACGCCTTCCTTACGCGTAGCCTTGGAAAGAACTTCGAAGACCACGGACTGTGCCTTGGCAAGACCACTGAAGGATGGGACAAATTTCAAGCTTTGAATGTTAAGCCCATACTTTTCACTTAGTACAGAGAGTAGCTCAGACTTCGCGGCCTTCTTAGACTCAAAGACACAATGAACAAATTCACGAACGTCTTTCTTGGTGATAACTTCATCAGAGGTAATCTTAAAGACAGACTCAAAAACATCGGTCAGTTCAGCTTTAGTAGCGAGAGCTAGGTATGGAATTTCGCGGATAGCGTCTTCCAAGCCTTCTGCAATCACCTCAGGCTTAGAGTAGATGCAGTTGGCAAGATGCTGTACTGCTTCATTACCAGCCCATGATTGAGCGAAGTTAGCTTTAGACTCAAGAATTTCTTTGCGGATAAGCTCTTGTTGGCAAAGCATGTCATACAAGGTCTTATTGCTATCAGAGGGAACAGTGAAACTGCTTTCAGAAACTACTTCTTCTAGAGACTGTACTGGAGCATTAAAAGCTTTGTGAACCGAAGTACACAGTTTAATACCATTGGAAATATCTTTCATTTTAGTTACAGACTCTTGGTTTTCAGCAAGGAAAGAGGTAAGAAGGTTTGATACTTCATTAAGCTTCTTCCACTGGCTCGTGTTTGTAATGTTCATACTGTCGGAAAACCGCTCTTGGACCATTTGGAATTTCTCCCGCGCGTTTACAACCTTGCTACGGTCTTCAAACGATTGAAGAACATCCGTAAAACGTACTTCAGCTGTATTGTATTCATCAGCACGGATATCACGAATAAACTTGTGAATGTTCTCGCTAACCACTGAATCGACATAATCGTCGGAGGTAATAGTCTCCACATCCTCTACGACAACATCAGTAAACTGCGTATCCCCTTCAGGGGTTGTTGCGTAGGAGGTTGAGATTAACTTCCCGGATTCTGTAATAAATTTTGCTTGAGAGTTCGCGGAATCCATCGAGTGGAGTTCAACGTTTTCCCGAAGAGTTCTTCCGAGAAAGTCTGCTGACCGGTTAAGGTCTGTAAGTTCTTGATTTCTGAGTTCCAACATAAGTCTACATTATATAGAAGTAAAAATTGACATTATCGAACGATAATTTATACACCTTCAGGCTCCTCTTGCTCTTCAGGGGGTTCTTCCTCACCTTCAGCTCCTTCCTCTCCTGGAGGAAGTGGAGCTCCTGGCGGTGGTGCCATCCCCATAGGGGGTTCTGGCGCCAATTCAGCCTCTAAGGCTGCTTGCTCTTCTTGCTCTTCTTTTAGTTCTGATTTTAGCTTTTCTATCTCCGCTTCAGACATTTGGAAATAAGTTTTCATAATGTAAGTTGACGGGAACAGTTCAAGACCTTTTACGGCTTGCACAACACGAATCTTCTGGTCATCTAGCTCCAACCGGCGCTTCTCGAACATATCGGAAGGGGTGCATAGAGCTAAGTCGATACTATTAATCAATGAAGGGGCAAACTTCTTCAAACGAAGATGCCTCTTTAAGAGAATTGAGAGACCGGTCTCAACTTCACGTTGAATCCGGGTTACCGCTCGGGCAAATTTAACATCCAATTGTGCTAAGTTGGCCTTGCGCTCTGGGGACTTATCTTTTTCAACGACATAGTCCTTAGGTACTTTCATCGCAGCTAGTAGCTTATCCCTGAAGTACTTAACATCATCGACTTCCCCTAGGTTTTGTGCCCCTGGAAGAACGTCAATCTTAGTGCCTTCCCGACCCTTCACCGGGACGAAGAAGTCTTCATCGGTAGAGATGGGGTTATATCTCTCATCAATACCTCCGGTCGACGGGTTAAAGAATTTTTCTTTACGGAACTTTTGCTTTACCCGCTCCATAAAGGCTTCAACCTTGCTCGTTGGCAGGTTTCCAGTGTCAATATAGAAGACCCGGCGTTCTGGAGCGCGTGACAAGCGGTAGATTAGCATCGCGTCCTCCATCAACTTCAAGGACTTCCAAGCCCGGACTCCCGGAGCTAGGATAGACTTACCGTAAGGGTAGAAATTAGGGTCGGAGGTGTGAACCCGGAAGTGCACAATCTGCTCTTTATCCAAGGCGATATACTTCTCGGTCCTTCCTTCCCCATACGGCATGGACTCAAAACTGCCAGACCTCTTTACGTCTGGAATCTCCTGCATAAAGTTCTTCAGGTACCCATACTCGTTCTCTGCTCTAAGGATATAGTTCGGGTTAAGAATCTTAATACGCTGAATACCTGCGTCGGGGTTGTTAAGGTCTACGATGTTTTCTAAGAAACAATCGCCATACTTACATACGTTACGGAAAACATCCCAAATAAAGTTGTCCATATCGATAGTTTTAAAGAAATCTTCGGCGGTCTTTTTAATAACATCATGCTTGGAATCGATTTCAATAACAATTTTTTCGATATTTTTCTGAGTACCATCATCCGCGTAAATATCGAGTCCGGCTCCAATCTCAGGGTACTCGTCCATATCCTCATACTCTTTGTACCTCTTCTTTCTATCGTATTCAATTTGGGGAAGTCTTGGTAGCCCTTTCGAGATGCCAATCGTTCCGCCGTACCCTTCAAACGTATCTACCTGCTTTACCGTATCGCCCGCAAGCCTATCCCCTTTCACTACAGGTCGACCTGGTCGAGCAAAGAATTTTGCAAACCAAGCGCGTAGGGTTCCACCTCTCGGATTGTACATGCCGGGTTTAGGTGCACCGAATTCGGTGAAAGATTCGTCTAATCGGTCGTTATTTTCGTTTAATTGTTCAGCCATGATAAGTATTCGTCAATTTCAGGGTCATTATATTTAGAGTTGGTTGTGGGAATCCAAGTTGATTGTTTTGCTACTTCTTGGCGGTTTACATCTCCATCCTGTGGAGTTGCCTTAGTTGGCATGCCTGGACTGCGTTTCGTGACATCTTTTGCCACGTGAGCTGCATGAGCCAGGCTCATCACTAAATCATCGTTATAACCCTCATCGGCTTCGACTTTACCGTTTTCTGTAATAATAAACGTAGTTAATTCATCAGCTAAGCGGCGGGACCTGATGTCTAGTTTGTTAGTTCGTAAAGCATCCTCGAGGTCCCCAAGAATAATTTCACGGCTTTTAGTGTCCACTTTCACCCCAAATTCCCCTTTATCGTCCATCCACATATTTTCGTACTCCAAATCCTCAAAGAGGGACTCCACAAGTGCTATCCCCAGCCCATTGCGTTCTGGAGCCACATAGGCGGAATTGTATTTTCTACCAACGTCGGCTAAGGTTTTAGCGAAGTCTTTTAATCCCATAGTGTTGGAATGAAACTCGGCGACCTGTTTCCCATCATACAGGTTAATCACATGGAACGCCGAATAGTCAAATTCTCGGCCATAGGAAGCATCGGCACCTATCACGTACTCGTGGTACGGAATAGGGTCTTCAAAGACTCTAAGAGCCCCTGCGTACATGGAGTAGTACTCATCGGATACGTTTTCCACAACTTTACGCAATGTCTGGTAATCGATAAAGGTATCCCCGGTCCCTAGGAATTCGCATTCATACTCCTGCAGCCAGAGGCGATGAGGCATGTTCCCCTTGGTCTCTTCACTCCATTTTTCCGTATAGTCGGGGTGTTCAGGCCACGTAATATCAACAATATTAAAATTATTCTTCGCTAATTGAGCGTCCCGGTAAAGCTCGTAGTACAGATTAGACATACCATTTACAGTTGAAAGAAGTGTCGCTTTACCTCCTGTTGAAATAGTAGGATAAATAGCAGCCCAAAATGCTCGCATCTTCTCCACAAAGGCAGCTTCGTCAACAATTAAGTGGGATACAGACTCGCCTCGCCCCGCGCCTGCGGGTTGGGACTTAATTTTACTCCCCGAACTGAGGAGCAACGTATGTTTGTTCTTTTCTCTAATTTCCGGCTGTAACCACCTAGGGAGGTCGTAATACATATCCATAACCCTACCGAGGAAAGCCGTGGACTCCCTGTCCCCGATAGACACGACCATGACATAATGGTGCTTCTTAAAGATAATAGACCATAGGGAATATGCAGCACAAATAGTCGTTACGCCTGCCTGACGAAACTTTCTAATAATATTGAACCTATTTTCCCCTACTTCAGATACAATTCGTTTCTGGAATTCGAATAGATGAAATGGAACGACACCTTTGATTGGGTGGATGACATTGATATACTTGCACATGAAATATACCGGGTCTTCTGCACATTTTTTAATTTCTTCTTTAATATCTAAGGAGGACATACTTTAATTTATATAGAATGCGTAAAATAGCTTTAATACCAACCAGAGAGGAAGCGGACCTTCCTATAGTATCTTATCTTGAAGATTGTGGCTTCGAAGTGCATCTTTTAGTGGGACAGGCATCCATATTCTCTGCGTATAAAGAGAAAGTAAATACCCTTAACCTTATGAAAGACGATTTAGTCGTATTATGTCACGACGATATAAGAATTTTAGCGGATAAATCAATATTTTTAAATTTACTCGAGACATCGTTAAATAAACCCAACACAGGGTTTGTTGGAGTTGCAGGAACTAGGATACTGAACGCAGACGGGGTATGGTGGAACGGGATTCAAACCCCGGAATCTAGAGGTTGGCTGTCTGGAGCTGTGTACCACGGCAAAGGAATTGATAAAATGCAGCTTACCTATTTTGGTCCTGTATCCCAAGTGGTCGTTTTGGACGGGGTTTTCCTCGCGGCCAAGGGGGCTACATTAAACAGCATTCAACTTGGAAAACCAAAGCCTTTTGCTGGAGCTTGGGATTTTTACGATATCTGGTACACGTACCAAACGAATAAACGTGGGTTAAATAATTATACTCTTCCTATCCCGATTCTCCATGAGTCCGTGGGTGAAGTAGCAGGACGGGAGTCGTGGCATGTGAATCGCAAAGCATTCATTGCAAATGCTACTTTGCCCATCTCAATTAAGAGTCATAATTAACGCAAATTACAATCCCACCACCAACTGACATTAACGCGTCGAGACTCTCCTTTATTTCTGGAGATTTTTCCTCTCCGTGGACGTAAATTACCAGTTGGCTGCGCTCCGCAATAAATCTCATTGTCTTTCTTATAAGCCCTAGTTCACTTACAAGGTCATCCGGGGTTTCCCTAGCAAGCGTAATAATATTACACTTTTTAGAAATTTTAGACAGGTTAAGTTTGTCAAGTATTCCCATGTTGTCACAATACCCAGAGTAAGGATTGACTACAGTTGTAGGGACTCCCATAGTACTTAACAGGCGTAGGGACAAGGAGTTAACTCCTTTGTTTGGGACCACGTACACCTTTCCAGGTTTAACTAGCTTTATGAGGTGTGCGACCCTTTTTCTTACGCGCCGGCGGAGTCTCCGCTCAAATCCTTTTCCACCATAGGAAGAAAGTCGTGGGTCTCCAACAATAGAAATGCATGGATTCGTGCCTAACTCATCTAAGTATTCATCTAAGTTGTCCATGGGTATACTCTATATAACTTTGAACCATGAAAAACATTGATACTACATTTCTAAAAGAAGCTATGTCTGAAACCTTAGAAGGTCTTGGAGAGAATTTCTATAAAGGGTACGGGAATAACTCCTCCTACGGAATTCCTAATTTAGGCGGTGGAGACATAGCTGGCCTAGGCGATGGGAACAAATTCCAAATGCCTTCAGGGAAAGGACAAGGCTCCGGACAGGATAAGGAAAACCAAGGTACTCCTGCTAAGCCTGAGTATGGCAACCAAGAGAACGCAAAGGCAGCCTCGAACGCCGGACCTAAGAATGACACTTTCAGCCACGAAGCCAAAGAAGACCCAGCCAGTTCCGAGAAGGTTTCTCTTAAAGTTGCGGGGGATGTAGATGCTCTCCCCAAGGATATGGCTAACAAGTTTGAAGACCCCGGAACTAAGGAGAACAAGCGAGGAAAGAGCATGAAGAAGCTTAAGGGAGGTGTAAAGAAGCTTCCTAATTCTGTTGCAGAGTCCAAGGATGTTATGACCCGCTTAAGCAATGCAGTTCGGAAATTGGAAGAAATGGCGTCCGAAAAGGCCGAGCATCCGGGTCCGGGACCAGAGTTAGAAGAAGCTAGAGAGGCGGAGGAAGCCAAGGAAGAGTTAGAAATGCAAAAGATGAAGGAAGGTGTTATAGCTTATAACCCTGCGGACAAGACCCAGTCCATCATCACTCTTGAGCAAGTTAAAAACAAAGACTACCCTGACGGATGTGAATTGTACGCCTACGAAAATGCTGGAGAAAGTATTAAGCTGACCGAACGAGTTAACTAAATAAAGTAGGAGAATTTAACCCATGCCATCCTTAGCAGTACAATCAGTCACAAACCTTAACTCATCCTTCGCCGGGTCCGGCAATATTGGATTCGGAGACCCTTCAGGGACCCCCGAAGAAAAAATGCAGTACAACCACAAGGTTATGTGGGGAACCGCTTTTGCTTCTAGCACTGAATCATATTGTGTGGCTTCGGGAAGTCTTGAAAATTGTACCTTAGGCTCCAAGCAGCTTAACAATCCAATTATTGAGTTTACGTATCTTCAATCCGTAGCACAAGTTTCTAAACTACCTGGCACATCGAACGAAAGGGACTACACAGTAACGGGCGTCTGCGGTCACGTTTCTGATTCCTCTTCGGGAGGTCTTGGGTACTCCGCCGTTAACTTCTTCCCTAGTGCGGTTTACGTTGACCCGAGTGCAGGAGGCATGGGTTGGACTGATTCGGCTCACATTAGGCGGACTTGGTCTACCGTTGACACGGCGGGGCAGGACTGGTTCATATGGGGGCAAAACGAAACTAGTGGGTATATACTTTGTATGCCAGACCCTACAAATGGGCAAGAGAGTCTAAAAGACGACCCCATGTTCACGAGGATAGTGTTCTCTTACCTTGTCGAAGGTATGAAAAATCCATACCTGCTGAAGTTTAAGCAGGGAGATGGCTGTCCTTGGGATAATTTAGGGGAATACTACGACTCGAGGTACGGACAAACTAGTTCGTGGTATAAGGTGCCAGTTAGCGGACGAGGGATTCACCTTGACTCGACGGTTGATTTCCACCAGAACCTGGCTCAGTTCCATATCTAACTTCCAATGTAACCCTGTTTAAGCCAACGACTTAAGTGGTTGTGGTGGGTGAAGGCGAGCCCTAGGAGTTCCGTTGCGAGCAACTCGAGTTCACGGACGGATTCATCTGTAATTTCATCAGATTTTGAGAGGTTAGCAAGCCGATTGCTGAAATCCAGGAATCTATCCTTGTCTTCATCTCTGAGTGTATTAACTTTAGCTTCTTTTTGTGATTGGTGTTCCATCGATTTCTATATCAAAGTTTAGTGATTTATAAGAGGTTATTCTAGCAGCTGAGTGCTGCTCTAAGTAAGGTGCCTTATCTATGAAATCATAGATGAAAACTTTCGTTTTCTTACTATGTTTTCGTAAAGTTCTTCCTAAAGCTTGAAGCGTAGCTATTTCAGACTTCAAACCACGAGCATTGATAAGGTGAGTTAACTCGGGGATGTCTACGCCGGTCTGGAAGATAATTGTTCCAATTATTACTTGTGGTTCTGTGCTCGTACGAAACTCTTTTAAAACGGATTCCCTCTCGAGTAAGGAATCCTTTCCTTCCAGTTTGTAAGAGCCGGGGAGCATTTTATGTAAGATAGAAGCATGCTCAAGGTTTTTGGTTAGGATTAGAATTTTGGAAGGGTTAGAAGTATCCTCAGTGATTGATTCGGTCAGCTTAACAATCCCTTCGTTTCGGCTATTATTATTGATGATATACTGGTCGTACACATCAGGATACGGAACCCCCTCAAGGGGTTGGGATAGTGTAGGTAATGTTGTTATTTGGATAAGGGGTTTTGTTAAGTACCCTTCGTCAATTAAGTCCTCCGCTGTCACCTCCTCCACTACCGGACCTAACGAGGATATCAAGTTCAAGAAGGCGTATCTCTCTGATGGTGGAGTAGCAGTCATTCCAATCCGAAAAAAGGCTTCAGGAAAGGATTTCAAAACCTTTTCCGACAGCTTACCCTTTGCAAATTCGTGAATTTCGTCAAAGATGATAAACTTAGACGTTTTTACGTGGGAGTCTATTACTTTGTCGATAGACTGAATGGTACAG